TATTAATACAGTCAATGAAAAAGACTGTAGAGTTGAAGTAGAGTTTTGTATTGCAGAAACTCAATGGAAAGTAGTCAGAGCAATCAAACCAAATTTATTTGAGATTCATAGGAATGGAATCTGCATGGATCAATTTGCTTCAGTTAATGATCAGCAGAAATGGTTAGAGCAAAATGTTATAAAGATGAACTATAAATCTTTTACACAGATTGTTATCTTAGGTAGTAGTAATTTTGTTCCTTTCATGCAATTGAGTGCCACTAACAGAAGGGAAGTGATAGAAGATCTTTTAGATATTAAGATTTTTTCTTCAATGAATAATTTAATTAAGGAGAAGATTAGAGGATTAAGAGAAGATGTTAGAACCTTATCTCTCAAAAAAGAATCTCTTAATGATAAGGTTAAGATGCAGACTGAGTTTATGGATGAATTGGAACAGCAAGGTAAGGGTAGAATTGAAGATAATAACAATAAGATTACAACTCTCTTTTCTGAATCAGATGAATATGCTAAAATAAATTCAGAGCTTGAAAATAATGTTCATGACCTAACAAAAGAACAAGAGAAGGTAGCAGGTGCTACAGGAAAATTACGTAAGATGGGAACCATAAAGGGAACTCTTGCTAATAAGGTAGCAACCATTACTAAGAAGACTAAGTTTTTTGAAGAGAATACTGTTTGCCCTACATGTAAGCAGGATATAGAAGAAGAGTTTAGGTTAAATAACATTGGTGATGCTCAAGATAAGATAAAGGAGTTGCAATCTGGTTACGAAGAACTAGAGGAGGCAATTAAAAAGGAGGAGGAGCGAGAGCATCACTTTACAAAACTATCCAAGGAGATTACTTCACTAACGCATGGCATTTCTAAAAACAATACTCGCATCTCTGGGTGTCAACGACAAATCAGGGATTTGGAATCGGAAATACAAAGACTTACCAGTCAACTTGCAAATAGAAATACTGAGCATGAGAAGTTAGCATCCTTTAAAGAAAATTTAGAAGACACCTATAATAAATTATCTTCCCAAAAGGAAATTATAAGCTATCATGATTTTTCATATAGTTTGTTGAAGGATGGTGGCGTTAAGTCTAAGATAATAAAGAAGTATCTTCCATTAATTAATCAGCAGGTCAATAGATACCTGCAGATGATGGACTTCTATATTAATTTTACATTAGATGAGGAGTTCAATGAAACTGTTCAG